ATGTTAAGTGACTCTAAAATTAGAAGTGCAAAACCAAAAGCAAAGCTTTATCGAATTGGTGATTCGGATGGTTTATGTATTGAAATTAAACCTAATGGAAAGAAGTATTGGCGCTATCGTTTCCAGTGGCTTAAGAAAACTCAAATGATGAGTTTAGGCGAGTACCCTATTGTGGGATTAGCCGAAGCTCGTACAAAAAGAGATGAAGCTAAATCTTTAGTAGCAAGCGGTATAAATCCAGTTGAAGAAAAAGAAAATCAGAAAAAAGCTAAATCTGATGAATATGAAAATAGAGTTCTCTTTAAACATGTTGCTGCAGAATATAAAGCTGAAAAACTAAAAAATCGTTCAGAAAGATATCAAGAAGCTTTTCAACGTGCTTTAGATAAAGATATTTTAAAAGTTATTGGTGATAAGGATATTAAAGAGGTTACCTCAGCAGACGTTTTGACAATTATGAAAAAGACGATTGCACGAGTTAAGCGTCAAAAAAACCATGGTACTGGCGAAGTATCAGCAATCCAAAATCGTACTTTTATTGGTGGTGTAATGCGTTATGCAATCGCTACACTTAGAGCTGAGTATGACCCAACGTATGCAGTTAAAAACGTTGTTGAGCGTCCTGAAATAGAACATGCCAGACCAATGGAAAAACATGAAGCTGTGCAACTCAGGAATAAATTAAATAGTTATGGTGGATCTACTACAGTTAAAAATGCTGGTCTTGTAATGCTCTACTCAATGCTTAGGACTATCGAGATCCGTCGCATGAAATGGGAATATGTCGATTTTGAAGAAAGAACAATCACCTTTCCAAAAGAGATGATGAAAAAGAAACGTATTCATATCGTTCCTATGTCCGATCAAGTTTTTAATATTCTTCAAGAGCAACGCAATATTGTTGGAAATCGTGAATATGTTTTCCCAGCAATTTATCAAGATGGAATGCTCTCAGCTACTACATTGAACAAAATGCTTGATTATATTGGTTTGTCTGATGTAACAGCTCATGATTTTCGCGCTACAGCATCCACATTACTAAATGAAAAAGATTACGATGATAAATGGATTGAAAAACAACTAGCCCATGCGGATGGAAATAAAACCAGAGCTACATATAACCATGCAAAATATCTTGAAAGCAGACGAAAAATGCTACAAGACTGGGCTAATATCGTAGATAGTTGGGCTAATTAATAGGTAGTCTATGTGCGCTAATTATGAACCTATATCAAAAGACCGAGTACATCTACTAGATTTGCTTGAGCCGACATTTGAATATAAAAATGATATTTATCCTGGTTACGACTGCCCTCTTATTTTTTCTAAAGATGGCCACATTGAATGGCGGCAAGTTAAATTCGGCATGATCCCGCCTTGGAACCATGACTTAAAATTCTCAAAGTATACCTATAACGCTAGAACTGAGACGGTAGATAAAAAGCCAAGCTTTAGACATGCATGGGCTAAAAGCCAGTTTGCACTAATACCAGTTGAAAAGATCTATGAACCGAGATATGTGAATGGTAAAGCGGAAAGATGGGGAATTTATCGAGAGGATGGCTTACCTTTTACAGTTGCTGCTATTTATGATTCAACTGTTATTGATGGGCAGCAAGTTCGATCTATGTCGATGTTGACCATTAATGCAGATAATCACCCTTTCATGAGTCAGTTCCATAAACCAGAAGATGAAAAGAGATCTATCATTGTCATTCCTGAAGAGTATCGAGGAGATTGGTTGAATTGCAAAAAAGAGGATGCAGATCAATTTTTCTTTGATATGCCTTTAGGTGAATTTACTGCCGAGTATTTTCCTAAACCAAGAAAATCAGCCAATTAAGTGCGTAGAATTTCCGACCAAATGCACTTTTGGCTACGTCAATTTTTGACTTCTATTTGTTTATCCACAGCTTTTTAAATTTGAATTTATGCTCATCTCTAGAATATCATCTTGAATATGTTACAAAATCAAGCTAGGGGAAACATATGAGCGAAATTGTACCATCCATTATCCAGATAAAACCGTACATCGCACAAAGTATTGTTTTATCTGAGGCCTTATCTATCAAACAAGTTGTACCATCAACTCATCTACTCATCCCTTACGCATTAGAAAAAATCAATGCAGGTTTCCCCTCTCCGGCTCAAGATTACATCGATAAAGCACTCGATATGAATGAGCACTTAATCAAAAATGCAACTTCAACGTTTATTGTCAAAGTTGCATCACTATCAATGCTCAATGCGGGTATAGATATTGATGATGAATTGATTGTGGATCGTAGTCTTGATGCAAAGCACGGCGATATTGTTATTGCACTAATTGACAATGAATTCACAGTTAAACGTTTAATGATCGATGAAAAAGGTCAATGGCTTAAAGCTGAGAATCCTGAATATAAAAATATCTATCTACAAGAGGGCCAAGAACTAATTATCTGGGGCGTTGTCACTCATATCATTAAAATGACACGGCATTAAGTCATGAAACATGAGAACAAAGTATTTTTTCTCATCGATGTAAATAACATGTATGTTTCATGTGAGCGAGTCTTTGACCCGTCTTTGAATGATAAGCCTGTTATTGTTTTGTCAAATAACGATGGGTGCGCCGTGGCGCGTAGCAATGAGTCTAAAACTTTAGGTATTAAAATGGGTGTGCCGCTTTTTCAAATTAAAGACATTGTTCAGCAACATAACGTAATCGTTCTTTCAAGCAACTATGCAATGTATGCTGAAATGTCACGGCGCTTTCATACGATCCTTGCGTCTTACGTCACAGATGAAGAAGTTGAACCGTACTCGATTGATGAGTGCTTTATTGATTTCACAGCCTATGAAAAGAATTTTGACTTAGAAAAAGTTGGCCAGCAAATGCACCAACAAATATGGAAGTGGTTAGGCTTACCTGTCTGTGTCGGAATCGGCAGAAGTAAAACAGAAGCAAAGATTGCAAATCATATTGCAAAGAAATATCCCGGCTTTAACAGCGTTTGCGATTTAGTGAATATGGATCCGTGCAACAAAGAATACTACTTTGCTCAAATTGATGTTTCAGAAGTTTGGGGCGTTGGCCGTAAGCATGCGAAAAAATTGCAAGGTATGGGTATCAACACTGTTTTAGACCTTGCATGTGCTGAACCACGCGAGATGCAAAAACGTTTTTCTATCGTCATGGCCAGAACCATTTACGAACTGCAAGGTATCTCATGCATTGAGATCGAGCACACTCCACCCTCAAAAAAGCAAATAGTTGCAAGCCGGTCTTTCGGTGGTCGCGTAACTGAACTAACGGATCTAAAAGAAGCTATCTCGATGTATGCTCAGGATGCTTGTAAGAGATTGCGCGATGAAGGGTTACTATGCGGATGTATGATTGCTTTTGTGCAGTCAAACCCTTTCGATCCCAATATGCCTTTTTACAATAAATCTATTACTGGCTCTTTTTCAGAACCTACTGACTGTGCAGTAGACTTTGTTAGAGCCGCAACAAGGATGTTGAACGATATCTATAAAGAAGGAATTAAATATAAGAAGTGCGGAGTAATATTAACTAGTTTAGAGCCTAAGGCTGGGCATACTTATGACCTTTTAACCGACTTTGAGCACATAGAGAAAAAGGAATGTTTGATGAAAGCCATGGATGGTATCCATAGTAAGTTTGGAAAGAAGAAAATAGGAATCGGACCATGTTTTGTTCCTGGTCGGAACTGGTCTATGACTAGGGATAAATTGAGTAGAAATCCGTTTCGGTGGGACGAGCTGTTGACTATTAAGTTTTAAAAAGTAAAATCGATGTAAATATCTAATACTGTTATCAAATGACAAATATAATTCAATTTAGAAGAAAAAAAGTTTATCGAGGTATTGTTGCCCCTAGTGGTATTATGGCTATTAAGGGAAATAATTTGTTTTTAGAACGAACATATATACCAGAAGATATTTTTTATTATGTAATGTATTGGGATAAAATAGCTATTCCTACAAGTTCAATAATTCATATGGGATTACCTTTAGAAAAAGAATTAAAATCGTTAGGTATATTGGAAAGGCCAAGTTTACCAGCTACAGGAACAGTAGAGGCTGCTAGGCATGTTCACTGGACATTTGGTGAAGTTGCTAAACAAAAATTAAAGGATGATGATTTTGATTGGATTATCCACCATATGTCTGGCGATCCTATTTATCTTCCTGAACATTCTACAAAAAAAGATACACTACGACTTAAAATTACCAATGCATTACCGATCCCATCCTCTGATGGGAAATTTTCTTTAGATGATTTATTAGAGTTTAAAAATAGAAGAGCTTCCGAACTTGAAGGTTTACATACTACAATGGATAGGCTATTAAAAAAGCTTAATCATGAAGAATTAGATGTAATCAGAAAAACTGAATTAAAAAGATTTGAAAATGCAATTTTGGAGTTAGATAGAACAGTATTTGAGCGTTTTAAAATAATGAAAAAAAGTGATTTTGAAGTTAATATTGACTTAACTGGAGATGCTATTCAAGCACTTATTTTAAATACCCCTGCACTTATACATGATATAAAATCAAATGGTATACCGCTTGCAACTATTGCTACTTCTATACTTTCCATGTTTTCACTTTCTAAAAAGTATGGAGTTACGCTAAATCAGTATAATCATGGTGATTTTAATTTAGAATATATTTCTAGTGCACGTTCAGAAAATATAATATTCTAAATTCCAACCTCATTTGAAAATCTATAAAAATTAAGCCCTCATTAGAGGGCTTTTACACAAATGCCTATATTCACATTGTTATTGATCGTATGTGCTGTACATCCTGAAAGAAGTATGCACAGCAATATTAAAGCTTTCATGACATCCAACTTTTAACTTTGACTAGATTGGCTTTACGTTCAACTAAGCCATTTGTACCGCCATTAATGCGACGGGTTATAGTTATAACGTCATCACGATCTGCAAGTTCATTCAATCCGTTGTTAGACCAGAATTTACAAGCGACTAGCAAGCCGATACTGGGAATTGCTACAAGTTCCGGATGTGATTCAAAATCAATGCCCAATGCTCGACCATATTTTTGATAGTTTTCACGTCCAGTCAACTGGATGGGACCACGCCCTTTAAAACGCACTCCATCGCCAGCCATAATATTGCCCAAGTCTTTACGACCTTCATAAGCTGTACCACTTGCGATTTCTTCCATGTATCGAAAATTACCCGACTCATGTGCAAGCTGTGCAATGAAGTGAGCAAAGCGCAACTCATTGTAGAGAATTGCATAATCTTTGAAGTGTACGTTAGCTGCTAATGCCAGCTCTTCAGCTCGACTTTGATTTGCGCCAAGTTTCTTAAATAAGGCTGTAAGAGTGCCGCGCCCTATCTTCCCATCAGCTGCAACACCGAGAGACTTCTGTAAATTGATAAATTTCATTTCACTCTTCCTAATATAATAAAAAAACCGCCCGAAGGCGGCATTAGGTGTTTTCAATGTCTTTTCTGGCTTTCTTAAACTCTTTAATCACTTCAACAATCGTTTTCCCTTCCTGTTTATCTATGAAATTAAAAATCCAACGGACTAAAGCCCAACCAGGTAAACCACAAACAAAGAAGAACCCACCAAGTGCAATCATCCCCCATACATCAGTAACCCATTCATGAAGCCCCCACTTCACAATAATGAATGAGCCACCAGCCAAACTTGATACAACCGTACAAATCAAGCCTACGGCCCACTCTTGTGGTGAGCGTGGCATACGCGTCATTAATACAACTGCTGCAACTAAAGCGACCGCTAAAGTCACCATGATTGCTGCACCATAAAATTTTAAAATTGCTGTTAAACCGCTTGTAGAAACTGGTTCCATGCCTTTTGCTCCAGAAGTAGGCAAAAAAAAGCACCCGATCGGGTGCTATGTAAAAATTTAAATTAACCTTCAGAAGTACTTTGAGTAATCTGATTTGTATAGTTCCAGACTGTGTTTTCCCATACATCTCGTGCAGCAACACGAATGTAATATGGAGTAGTTGGTTGTAGTCCTCCAAATGTAGTTGTTAAATCTGTGCCGGTCCACGTAGGCGGCATTTGTGTAGGATCAAAATTAGGAGTAGGACTTAGCCACACTGCATAATCTTTCAGGTCTGGTACTTCGCTCGGTACCCAATTCACTGTAATAGAATCTACCGTAGCAGCTGTATAAACATTTAGAAGTACTGGCGGTACCGGATTGCTAATACTTAATTCAGCAAAAGTACTAATCTGGTCGCCGTTCTTACTTGCTACACGTATTGTATAAGCTCGTCCTACTCCATCAGTCTTAGCTTCTTCTATCGAATAGCTATAATCCGTATTGGTTGTGTCAACTTGACGAATCATAGCCCCATTAGACCAGACCTGAACACGATAGCCATCTGCACCAGTTGAGCTTTGCCATTGAACCTTGAAAGTGGTACCAACAAACGGTGATTGAAGGGAAAGACCTTTAACACCTGCTGGACGTCCACCAGATAATGTATAGCTATAAGCTGTTACCTCATCTAATGTTTGTTCTTTGCGCTCCAATCCGTTAAAACTCGTGAACTTTAAGAAGATCTGCTTACCCACCAAATTTTCATTATATGGATATACAAAAATAGCCCGATCAAGACGTACAAAAGGCTCACCAGCGTTATGAACCTGAGCATCATCAAAACGCCCACGTAGCACATCACTTAAGGCATAAAGACCAGATCCGTTTAAGGTGGCCACTTGATAATTAAAATACTCGTCACCTACTTTACAAAGCGTTTGATCGGCTTGAGCATCTTGTAGGGTTCCACTGAAGATACGACTTGCTGTATTGAGCTCAACTTGCAAGGCAGTATCATCTGCATCAATTGCAGTAACTAGTTGGCCGTATCGTGCGGATCCGTAGATAGTCCCGATCATTTCATAAGTCGTATTATCAAGACTTACCCATACATTACAGCCACCCCAATTGATGCCACCAGACACCGCAACCCATACCTGATTTTTACCGTCTGTTAGATCTAACGGAGGCTCAAAAATAGCTGGAGCATTCACATTACCCGGCTCTTCATTACCGCCTTGATAACCATTAGATGCTTGTGAATCGTATTCAATAGCAGATCTTGAACCTATGGCCAGCTCCTCAGCAGTAACCGTTAACATGCCTCCCTCATCCTCCTCAATGCGTGTAATACGTACAGGAAACTGATTTAGGCCTAATGCTTCATCAGTAATAGTAACAACATCCATAGGTTCCAAGCGGCAGTACTTCCAGCCTAAATCAAATTCATACTCGTTACGAACATAAAGCAGTCGTTGTAAGCGAAGCTGTGCAGCATGACGGGCTATTTTAGGTTCACAGAAATAATGACATTCCACAGGATCTTCGGTACGTAGGCCAAACATTTCAATATTCGCTTGATCCTTAGCTTCAGTAGTTTCTGTGTTGTACTGGTTATATCGATTGATGTATTCGATCTGCACATGATTATAAGCATCTGTATCACGGCTACGGCGAACTCGCACCGGTTCATCATCGCTAATAAAATCATCATCAGTTAAGTGATAAACCGGTGTGAGATCCGGAGTAAAAGTAACGCCGTTTCCAGTAATAGCTGAATCGCCAAAAGAACGGATCTTTAAACCATCTGGACTTGGTACCACAGCACAATTTACAGCTTCGACAATCTCGTTGATTGTTTCATATGCTGGGCGCTGTTCTGTGAATGCGGGACTAATTAAAAGATTGGCAGCTCGGCAGTAAGTGCGAAACTCTTCTAAATCAGCCATATTTAAATTAGGCGCAGCCCCGTACCGGGGATGTGTAATAAAATCTTCAATCACATCAGCTGGATTAGCATCATCAATGGTATCCGACAAGGTAATTGTACTAATCACCTCAAAGTTATGATTTGAAAGGCTGGCGCTATTCCCCATCTCATAATTCGCGCATGCAACATATCCCAAAAATGGATAGTTAATTGCCTGATCCGGATGCTTTGAAACAAGCCAGCCCCAAGGAGGATTATTATTGCCATCAAATAGTTCAAACTTTAACTGGTCGATAGGATCTAGCGTAATTGATCCTTCCTGCTTTGGTATGTACTGTTCTTTATCAACCCATATCAAGCCAATCCTTTTAATCTGATTCTCACACAAGCCAAGCATGAGCGAAGCACTATAACTAAATGTAGTATTGCTGATTTTAGTGCCCCCACCCTTACCGCCTGATTTCTCGACCGTAGTGTGAGGCGTTGCCAAGAAATCCCCGTACCAAAACATGTTTGCCGCCACACGAGTTTTACCATATACCAATGGCTGGCAAAGCCCGTAAGCTGATTGTTGAATCCGCATAGAGTTAATACGGGTATCTGACGTACTAATTGTTGTACTACCAAAAACACCACTCATTCTTTTAGCCTCTTCATACGAAAAAACCCGGCAATTCGCCGGGCTAAACTTCCTTTTGTTCCATCTTGGATTATGACTCCTTGATGGATATAACTGTGAATGACCTGAGGCCACTCAATAACAATTGCACCATGACTGATACATTTGCCAAAGTGGTATAAAACAATATCACCTGGTTGAGGTGGTCCTTCTATCTTGTCACATACACCTAAGATGAGTTCTAAATAACGCTGCCCCATCTGGTGCATGTGCCAGTCTGGTGGATATGGCCGTGGGTCCAAATGATCCATGAGACCTACTTTTTCGTAGACCTCACAAATCAATGTACCACAGTCCACACCAACCCCCTTAACACGGCCTTGGTGATGATATGGTGTGCCCAACCATGTTAGAGCCTCTTCAACTGCTCGCCTTCCAGTACTCATTGTTTGCTCCATAAAAAAAGCCCCAATAAAAATTGGAGCTTTTCTACGTTAAACCCAGTGCTAGTCACATAATTTGATTTTCAGCATGCTTTTAAATAGCCAAGCGCCTATTCCCAGCAAAAGAGCGACCATTAAAAAAGTTTTATCAAAAGTCACAAAACCAAATAGTAATGTAAAATTTAAGAAAATCTTATAAATATCAAAATCATTGTGAATTATAAAGTTAATTCCTGCTATTACAGCAATTGCCACCCAAAGCAATGGTAAAAGTCTAAACAGTCTTCGAACAAAGAATACAATAGATGTCTAGAAATCTTTTATAAAACGATTGTAAATAATTCCCATGCTAAGACCTGATAATACAAAGAATATTGAGACTCCATAAATTCCAAAATTCCCAAGAGTACTACCAGCTTCAGGATGAAATAGCTTCCAACTAATAAGATGATAGATCATGATTGCGAAAGCCATTAACCCTCGCAACCAGTCTAAACTTTCATATCTTTTCATGTATTTCTTCTTTGTTTTAAAACAAAGAAGAAATACATGAATATTAAATTAAAAGTCACCTTCAAGATTATGCAAAAATTAACAATTAATGTGGAAAAACTACATAATATTTATCGTTAATGCGCTCACTGATTTTAGTCAATTTTTCAGAATCTGTGTTTACTAAAACCCAGTTCTCAAAGAAATGCCCTATAAAATATGATGAGGCCTGATCGCCATTTGCAGTAATGCTTGATCCAAACCAAAAACCTAGATTGTTTTTCTGGGTTTGCAATTGAGTTACTGTAACGTCAGATGTGACTAGTACGCCATTATTAAAAGCCTTCAATCCAGCCGAGTCAGCATAAATAGAAAGTGGTTTTGCACTCTCATACCCAGTTGTAACATTTGAGCCAACAGAACCAGTTGCACCCCAAGCTGAAGCGAAATTTGTCCAGGATTTCAATGTTGTATTATTTGAATCTGGTCGACTAAGTGTCCACGCCGCTGCTGTGTATGGGCTTGCCGCACCACTTGGACTATTAGCATCATGATCAATTTTTGAATACAGTAGCCCTAATGCAAAGGTTGTTGAACTTCCGTAAGATGCTAGTTGTGGAACCAAATATGCTGTAGCAGCACCGAAAGCATTAACATCGGAAACTGTACCAACAGAATGCATATATGTAGTCATTGTGCCGGCAAAATAAACAGATGGCACAGTAAGATTACTATTTAATTTTGCTGGAATAGTTCCATTCGTCACAATCATGTCTCCTGATTCATTAAAAATACTATAGAGTTTTGACACATTGCCAGAGTTTTTGTCATATTTAATTCCCCAAGCAGGGTTTACTGCGCTAAATACTTCCCCTTCAGAAATGCCATTAGCATAAATAAAACTAAAAACATCTAAGAGGGCATTCGTATCATAAATAATGCCCCCATCAGCAACTACACGATTTATATAGAAATTAATATCAGGTAGATCAATGATATTATCTACTGCATTTTGTGATTTCAAAACTAATTGACCAGCCATAATTAAAGCTCCTGTGCTTGTTTGCCAGTGTTGGTTTCATTGATAGATAAAATCTGACATTTTAGTGAGGTGACATAGTCCGCCTCCCACAAAACAAAACATTGTGTTGGCGATAAACGTTCTATACAGCTATAAACAGATGTAATATTCGTATTTGCTACGTCATATTCGTGGGTCCAGTCAGAACCACCGTTAAAAGAAGTGAAGAGTTTTAGGTTTTTGCGACCGATTGAATAAGTTCCCACATAATGAAATTTGGCATTGCTTTTATCAAACTTATTTTGAGCTTGAATAAGTCCGCTCATGATTGGAGTTTCACAAAGCTGATTATGTGGAGTGAAAGGAGTTAATTTAAAATCGCCATCAAGCAACTTGCTCCAAGTTTTTGTGTTGATTCCCGTGACTTCTCTTCGTATACAGAAAAGAATATCTCCATTTACATCTTCAGCGCACTGTACCTCATTACTCATTGTTTCATTGTTGAACGAGCCATCATGCCATGTCTCGCCATCATCATCGGAATAAATGTAACCTGCTCGAAATTCTTCGGTTCTATATCGCACACCAGAATACCAAACAGGGAAAATTATACGTCCACGATTAGAGCCAAAACGTTTTACAAGTCCTTGTGAGCACGGACAAAGTAAATTGTAAAAAGGCATATTTAAAAAATGCCCTATATCTTCATATTCTGACCATGTAACCCCATCATCGTCTGAGTAACGTTTATATAAGGCATGACTTGTAGTGCCATTGCGCTTTACATACAGAACGATAATACGTCCCGAATCAAGTTTCACAGCACAAGCATTCATAAATGACCAACGCTTGTTATTTTCATCAACATAAGTACTGTGTAGCGATTGCAAATTAGTTGCCGACACAGTCAAATTATCTTGATCAACTGTTAGCGTTACTACACCCTGCGAATTCTCGCCAAAGTCATCACCATCCCGTCTCGCTTCAAAAAAACATAAATATTTGTTAACTGCTATCCTTGTTATAGCTGGGATGCGGAGCATAGTTACAGGGTGTGGGAAAATACCAGAATCATTAACTTGAGCTGCTGTGATAGCTGTTAGTGTTGTACTTGATTGGGAATTGGTAAGTTGCTCAAGTACATTATCTGCATACTCGGCACCGGCAGCTGAACTTAGACTCTGTGCTAACTTTGATGTAATTTTTTTGGAAAGTAAGGCTTGCTCAGTAAGATTACCAATTTTCGGTATAAATAAATCTTTATTCTGATTCAGTTTTATTAAAGGCAAGTTATTTACATCATTAAAAACGAAATAATTCTTCCCATTATTTTTAAAAACCATGCTTTTTAAGGTATTCAAAGCATCAGACATTAAACTTAATTTATATTTTCCTATGTTCACATCAAGAGCTTTATTAATACTAAATACTGGTACATTATTAAAATCTCTAATTTCAATAATATTTGATCCAGCAGTAATACTTAAGAGACTATTTAGAAGTTCGACATTTTGATTCAATGAATTGATATATGTTGCAATATCTTTTTTTAACCCTTTAATCCAAACAGATCCATTCTTATAAATATTAACAATAGGAGTATTATTTCCATCTTCCAAACTAAATAACTTCATAAATGAAGTTCTAATCAAGGCACGCGCATCAACATATTCTTTTGAAATATTGATAGCTTGTGTCTTAGGATCATATTGAGATTTTTTTAATGTGACTCCATCCCAATTATATGAACCATTCTTGTTCGGATCTGGATCATTCCCAACTTCAATGATTGTTCCGGCAGGCAAGGAGGTTTTGATTGTATCCGCGGTTGCATAAGTATCTACGCCATAGTGCCCCGCTCCTATTGCTGAAACTCTCCCGTCCAAGTCTCCAAGGAAATCGATAAGTTGAGTTTGCGCAGCCTTAAAACCACTCTCAGTTACATCTGAACCCACAAATGCTTCAGCACTAGGTAGTTCTGCCATTTTGACCTCCAAAATGAAAAAGCCCTGCTATATTGCAGGGCTTTGGTCTATTTAAAAGTAATTAAACTGAAGTTTCGGGCACCGGAACAAATGGAGAACCACGGAACCGAGCTCGATTATTAAAACGATTTATACAAGTTTCTAAGCACTTATCACATCCCGGATAAACACGAATTGCTTCACCAATTGCTGGCATTTCTAAAAGTGGCAAAGTTAGAAGTAAAGCACCTGTTTCATGTAGGCGTACAGTGCGTTTAATTCCAATATTTACCCCCTCTAAAAACTCTACAACACCTTGAGTAAACCACCCTTGTGGCTGGCTTAGTTCACATAGAATCCTGTTAGGCGTGCTATTTGCTGCAATAGTTGTATTAACGGCAAAATCAGCACTTTGTAAGCCACAAGCGCTATCAAACAAGGTGTTTAAGCAACCTGGTTGATAAAGGTTGCGTGGCATCTGAAGTTTTAATCCGTCAACATCTGAAACCACACTAGCTTTAATTTCGTAACGGTCAAACTCTGGCTCTACAATTCGACCTTCAAATAAAACCAATGTGCCGGCACTTGTATCAGTTGGTGTATGAGCATCCATAAAGATACGCTCTAACTTAAATCGCGCACCATCAAGCACACCATTATGAAATGCTTGAGCCACTGGTACTTCTCCAAATTTAGTAGTTTCATTTGTACCAATCGTGATAGATAAATTATCTACTTCAATGCCTAAAGAAAGACTAATACCCTCACGACTTATAATTGGACCTTGTGACGAAAATACTTTACCGCCCACGGTTAAATCAAAGTCATAGTTTGTAAAGCGATACGCAATGCCCTGAATTGTGGTAATCGTATATAGATCAGCCATTATGAATTGATCTGCATCTAACAGGGCAATAAGTTTCTGGGATGCTTGTCTCATATCTTATTTCCTAGTGAACCAATCAACTCAACTTTTCCAATTTTCCAAAGCTTATGCATAAAGTTGACATATTCTTGTTCATCATCTTTAAATCTGCACCGATAATAGAAAGTTCCAGATATGGTGAATTTTTGTCCTATTTGTAAAGGGGCAGAAAAAATTACCTTTCCATTTGCGTTAATACCAAAACCTGTATACCACATTAAATTATTGTCATTACTCCACATTAACTTTGAAGAATTTTGACCCCACATCTTAGGATCTCTGACTTCACTATTATCTGCTTCAGTATTTCCCAATAAAAGCTTAGCTGACCCAACCTGTTTAAATAATTGATATTCCGTAGAACCATCGCCAATAATTGTGCATGTGAACTGATTATCATCAGGCATTTTGTAAAGAAACGAATCAAATGAACCACGGCGCTCTAAAAAGAATCCTTCTAACTGCTGTAATTCTTGCCTGCCTTTCGACTCTCTCAAAAATGCATATGACATTGAAATTTCATACTTGGGTACAGCCTGATAGCTTGCCCGTAATTCACGACCATTTATGGATGTCATAATTTTGGTGTTAAAAATGGGACTCTTTGACAAGTCCCACTCCAAACCGGGTAATTCAGGAAAAAATACATCTGACATGCACTACTCCTTATTTCCCAAAACTGCGGCTATAGCCCTTAAGTCCACCAGCCAAATCACGGCCATGTTTCTTCATAAAGTCTCTAACTCCTTTGGCATCAATGGCATTAATGTTGAAAACAGTGGCACCACCTCCCCCGCCTTCAGCAACCGCAGCAGCTCCAAAACTTGCCCCATTGCGTAATGCGTTACCCATTTCACGAATGGTATTCGCATGTTGTGAAGGTAGAACCATTTCATCTTCATGCAGTTGAGTAACAGGATTCACACCGGATGGAATGTCGTAACCGCCTCGAGCAGATTTAATCTTGCCCGCTAGACCAGCAACCAAACCAAAAGCAGCCGCACCAGCACCAACGGCTAAAATTGGACCGACATATGGAATTGCGACCATTGCTTTAAAAGCTCCGGCCATCGCTTCCCATGCCGACATCATGATGCCTTTGATAGCTTCAGCAGCTTTTAAACCTAAACGAGCTAAACCACCTGCTGCAGTAACGCTGGTACGTGTTGCTTCACCTGCAATGGTTGCCCCTGTTTGAGCAGCTTGGCCAGAAGCTTCTGCTGCTGTTTCAGCACCGACAAAGCCAAGTTTACGAGCCAATTTAATAGCTTGAATTCTTAGCCATCCTTGCAGTGTTAGCGGCAATGTAAAAATGACCCCCCAACAGCATTTGAAAATTGACCCCCTTGGTTAATATAGTGGTCTTTTTGGACTGCTCAACATGTTAACTTTGGAGCAAGCAGTGACAATCCAAATACTTCATCAACAAGGTCAATCTATTAAGGCAATTAGCCGCGAACTCGGTATTTCTAGAAATACTGTGCGTAAATATTTACGATCTCAAGTAACACCTAAATATCAACGAACACAATCTAAAGTGAGTATTCTTGAGCCTTATAAACCGTATTTAATCAAACGTGTAAATGCCGCCGATCCAGAATGGATACCGGCTGCAGTGTTGTATCAAGAAATCTTGCAAAAAGGCTACACGGGGAAAATTAGAACACTACAAAATTATCTCAATACATTAAAGCCAACTAAACAACCAGAGCCGATTAAGCGATTTGAGACTCAACCAGGTCAACAAATGCAGGTTGATTTCACAAAAATTCGACGTCATCACACCACATTAAAAGCATTTGTTGCAACTTTGGGATACTCTAGAGCAACCTTTGTTAAGTTTTATGATCATGAACGTTCTGATGCATGGATTGATGGCTTAGAAAGTGCTTTTCAGTTCTTTGGTGGTGTTCCTAAAGATGTATTATTTGATAATGCTAAGGCCATTATGATTGAACGTGATGCTTATCAAGATGGTCAACATCGCTGGAATGCTAAATTACTTGATTGTGCTAAGAAATATAACTTCCGACCACGTGTTTGTAAGCCATATCGTGCGCAAACAAAAGGTAAAGTAGAACGCTTTAATAGTTATTTGAAATCAAGTTTTATCGTGCCATTAAAAGCAAGTTTAAAGGTGGTTGACCTTAGCTTAGATGTTGATATGGCAAATGCCTATATTGGTCGATGGCTTAGTGAAACAGCAAATCAACGCATTCATGCAACAACTAAAGAAAAACCAAGTACTCGTTTGCTTGAAGAACAACAATATTTTTCTTCATTACCTTTATTTAATGATGGTTCTAAAAAATCTGTAATTGATGATGTTAGCCCATCATCACTCATACCTCATGAGAGTGTTCAACACCCCTTATCAATCTATGATGAATTACTGGAGGTTTCTTAATGAATTTACAGTATGAGCGTATTGAACAGCTTTGCCGTCAGCTTGGTCTACAAACAGTGGCATCACAATGGTCACATCATGCACAACAAACCTTAGCAAAGGATGGCAGTTATGCAGATTTCGTTGAAGCTATGCTATTACATGAATACACAGCCAAGCAGCAACGTAGTCAACAGATTCTTTTACAACTTTCAGGTCTTACTCAAATCAAAACGTTGGAGGCTTATGATTTTAATTATGCTTTAGGTGCTCCAAAGTCGCAGTTGCTTGAACTATTTAATTTAAGCTTTATTCCAAGAGCTGAAAATGTTGTATTTATTGGTGCAAGTGGTGTTGGGAAAACACATCTATCAATGGCTTTAGGCTATAAGGCAATTATGAATAATATTAAGACTAAGTTTATTACTGCAGCTGATTTAATGTTGCAACTTAGCCTAGCTTATCAACAAGGTAAATTAAAAAACTACATGCAACGTGTTGTACTTGCTCCAAAGTTATTGATTATCGATGAAATAGGATATTTACCATTTGGTCGTGAAGAAGCAAATTTATTTTTTAATGTTATTGCCAAGCGCTATGAAAAAGGCAGTACGATTTTGACCAGTAATTTACCATTTAGCCAGTGGTCTAAATCATTCGCAGATGATGTTACTTTGACAGCAGCAATGTTGGATCGTTTATTACATCATTGTCATGTTGTACAAATATCTGGGGAAAGTTATCGTCTAAAAGATAAAAAGAGAGTAGGAATTCAACCACAAATTGAGTCTTAATAAATCATCAAAGGGGTCAATTTTACTTTGCTGTTTTAAGGTAAAAGGGGTCAGTTTTAAATTGCCGTTGACAGCAGCTCTTTAGTAGCTGTTTGCAAGGCAAATGCTCCCATATCAGCAAGCACTGCTTTAGTGGCATTACTCCAAGTCAAGGTGCCATTCATAAGGGACTGAATGCCTTGATCCCAAAGGTTGGCAAGACGAGAAGTAAAGCCACCAAACTTAGCCTCAAAGTCTTTCATTTCCGCATCACTGATTAAGCCCATAGACTTAGTGTCAGCAACTTTCTGGTCTGTCTCTAAATCAGAAATGTTGTTGGTGATTTGGTTTTGGTTACCTTGTTTGCCTGTAATGTTGGTCTGCTCATTTTCCAAAGCCAAACGCTCTAAAAGACCTTGCCGCTTAATTTCGCGTAACTGATCTTCTAGCTGTTTTTCCAACTGAACTTTACGGACATTTGAAATTTTCTTGGCATCAAATTCAGCCTGAATTCGAGCTGCTTCAATTTCATAAAGTCGTTGTGCTTGCTGTTGATAATTGTCGATCTGTTCTTCACGAGCTTTTTTGTATTCCTCAAACTCTTTTAAACGGATAGCAATAATCTTGTCTGAAGCATCCTTCTCGGCTTTGACTTTTGCAGCGGCTTTTTCATCTGCAGTCATCTTGGATTTTTCAATCTCTTCCAGTGCCTTTTGCAGATCTAAAGCGACTTTCTTTTCTTCGGATGCATATTTATACCGAATATCAGCCAGCGCTTTAGCGGCTTGCTCCGCTTGTCGTTGACGCTCTTTAGCCTCTTGCTCAGCTTTTGATTTAGCCGATGATTTAGATCCACCTTTCTCGTCCTTTTCACCAGTACCAATACCTAATTTTGTATTAGGTGGTGCAGTTCCTAAACCAAGCTTAGGAGGTTTTGGCGGTTCGACTGGTTTGGTCGGATCCTTAAATACATAGTTGGTAATCTTCTGATTACCCGCTGTTGTAACCTCAAGAATTCGCTTACCTGCTGTGACAAGTGAATTTGCTGCTGTAGTGGCTCCTGCATTCCAAGAGTTTTTCAGGTCAGCCATGCGGCCTTTCATTTGATTGGTATAACGTTCTGTAATCCCGCCTAATTGAGATAATCCACCTTCCCATGCAGCTTTTGCGCCTGAGAAGTTAAAATGGAGGATATTATTAACAACACTACCAAATGTTTGAAACTTAACTTGTAGTACATCCAAACCATACTGAATAGTACTTCGTACCATATCAAAGCCAGCCATAAGGCCATTAAAAGCAATGATTAAAGCTTGGCATACCGTGACTACAACGGCGCGAATAATTGCAAATGCAGATTGAACACCTACCTGAAAGCCTGTAACCACTACACCTAAAGCACGCAGAACCACAGATATTGCATCCATGAAACCAATCTGAGTATTAGCATCGTCTCCGATACTTCCAGTTAAGTCGCTCCAGATTCCCCCGATAGTTGTAAACTGCTCACTTAGAATGCTAAACAGGCTTTCAAAAATTCCAATAATCGATTTAATTGAATCATCAATGGCATCCTTGGAATCAACTGCAAAAGTTAAAAATTGATTAGCTAATTCAGTAAGGGATGGAGCTGCTTGTGCTGCAATACGGGTTAATACTCCTTGAAGTGTTGTTTGAACAGTCTCAAGGGACGTATTAAATTCTTTGGTAGCAGCTATGGCATCTTCACTCATGATTACGCCTAAATCATGAGCCTGTTTAGCGTACTCTTTTAATTTTTGACCATTGTTATCCAGTAATGGAGCTAATAATGTTGCATCGTTCGCAATGGCTTCCATATAGAAAGTCATTTCAGCCTGTGACACATTAGCTTTTTGCAAAGTCTGGTAGTACTTTTCTAGGATTTGCGGACCAGATAAGCCTTTAAATTGTTGGGCGGTGACACCGACTTTTGGCGCGATCTTCTCAAAGAAATCGGCCATCTCACCACCACCAGTTTGCATGAAGTCACCAAACTTATCGTTTACATCTTTCATGATGTCCGATAGCTTGTCCTGCTCCACGTTTACTTTTTTGGCAGCAAATGCCCATTCTTGAAATTCTAAAGTATTCGAGTTTGCTAATCGGGCTTGAATCTCTAACTCTTTGGAAGCCTTACCCACTGCAGATACAAGATCAGGAATTGCTGCAACCGCTTCCGCTGCACTTCTAGCAATCTCTTGGCCAATACCAAGAAAAAAACCGCCTCTGACTAAAGATAGGCCATTAGTCAGCGAGCTCTTAATATCATTGCCTACTGTCTTGAACTTATCAGAAAGGTTTGAGGCAAAGCCATTTAGCTCTGACCGTAGATTAGAAAGATCAAGTTTAAAATCAATGTTATGCCCAGTACTTTCAATCTTCTTGGCGGAATCTGAAACTATTTTTTCTGCATCTTGCATACCTTCCTTTAACTCGGAAGTTTTAGCACCAACATGCACTTCGACACGGTTATTATTTGCCATACACACCTCATAGGCATAAAAAAACCTTGCCGATGCAAGGTAAATTTGAAAAATAAAAAACCCCGTGTGAACGGGGTTATTTTCTAAAGAATATTTATTGAATTACAACTAAGTCAGTTATTCCACAACCTGACGATGCAGCTTGAGAATGTATAAATCCCATATTAAATTGTTTGACTGTTTTAGTTTCACCAGCTTTAACAATCTCATAAATTACTCGGCTATTGCTGTCGATCTTTGTTTTACTATTAGAATAGTGCTCACACTCTACAGTGATATCTTTAATGTCATATTTACTATTATTTTTGATTTTAAAATCAACCAACATGACACTATCAAAACCACCTTTTGACCAATCATAATCAAGTACAGTATTTTTTAATGCATCTTCTTTAGGTGACAATTCTCTAGTGCTACTTGATGAAGAAGATCCCTCTCCACCACCAGCAATAATGCCAATAATAAATAGAATAACAAATCCTAGAAAGATCCATTTTAATAAGGAGCGTTTTTTAACTTTTGCTCCACAACTTGGACAATTTTTAGCTTGAGTACTAACTTGTGCCCCACACTCTTTACAATTTGTTAAAGCCATTGATTTATCCTTATAAAGTTTAATCAACAAACTTTAACCAACGCTTACAAATAATGCAAACAGGGCAGCCTCAACCACCCTGCGGAAAATTCGACAAAACTTCCAACATATCGTCCTCGTCATCATCTGAAACGGTAATAGCTGGCGGAGTATCATCAATACCCATAAATGCTTCCAAAATACGGCAAAGGCGCTGTATTCCAATATGCGCGGGAGGGTTACTTTGCTGATACGCACTTAATGCTCTTAATCTAGGCAGGTCCATTTCATTACGTACATAGTCGTAATCTTTACCCATCGTTAGTACTAAATGCGTGTACAGCTCCTCCCAATCTATTCCCCCGAACCACCTGCAGCGTTGTCTTCATTTCCTTTAAGACCAGACACAGACATTACAGCTTCCATAACTTCCGTGAGTTGATCCATATAAATCATGTCAGCAACATCATCACGTGTGATATCCGGGTAATTGCGCTTAAGCGACTTAAACGCAACATCAATCACGGTACCCACATCATCGGGCTTAAATGCTTGAAGAGCTGGCAATAACTTTTCAACCGCACCAAGTGACAAAGGAGCAAATACAAATGGCTGACCATCAATAATAATTGTTGAGCCACGCGGGTTATCAACTTGCTTAAATTGCATCTGGCATTACTCCGATAAATCAATTTTGAAAACACGGTTAAGATCGTCAGCCATAGGCTGGAATTCAAACTCAGGAATATCGTAATCGTCCTGTTTTGAACTGAATCCAAGTTTGTTACTGGTACAACGGAAGAAATTCATGTGCATGAACTTACCTTTGTAGTCACGTTGCAGGTCAACGGCAAACTCTGGCGTATAACCCATATCTAGGTTAGATACAGTGATTGACTTAGCACCCGCTACCATTGCTGAATAACGGAAGTTAATAAATACCGTTTTACCTGCATCGGCAGCAGCAAATGTATAAGCACCGGTTGCCGCATCTACACTGTATTGCCCTGTTGTTGGCGCTGAAGCTACACGTTTAAGGGGAATTGCTTTCGCATCCGTTACGCCTAGATCCTTTACGAACGTACCGCTATTAGGAACAACCGGAGTAACAGTACCGCCAGCCGGAATCACTTCACCATTAATGGTTTGGGAAACTGTTTCAATTCCACCTTCAGCAACAACGCCACCGAAAAAAATTGAATTTAACAATGTACCGTTAATACGTCCGAAAGAAGCTTTACATTTAATAGTACCTTTACCGCGTGCAGCATCTACGGCGAATTGACCACGACCGAAAAGCTCTTTTAAGTCATAGCTAATATCTACACCAACGGATTGCATCACCCCCACTTCAACTGGTGTGGGATTACTAATCGGTTGCCCGTATACATCTTGAATCGGTGTAGCAAAGATCTTGCCAGCACCAAATAAATATTGAGCCATTTATTTTGACCTCTCTAAAATGACAAAACCGCCATAGAGGCGGTCATAAAATGAATGTTTTGTTAATTGGTTGTGAGGATCCGGATAGGAATAATGGCAATCGCCTGATCATCAAGCATGTTTTCTACTGCTTCATATACTTCTACGGTGCCCTCGATCCAGCAGTGCTCTACCAAACCACCTAAGGTTTGATACTCATTAAAATCTGGATGGTCCGGCTGAATAGCTTCACGTACACGATCGATGAATATATTCATCTGTGATGATGGCGGCTTTGTAGTGTCCGATTCATGAATATAGAGATAAACCTCAGCAGCTAGTTCAACTTTTGAATCTAAACCATGTACCGGGACTTCTTGTTGATTGCCTTGTGTAATAAACATGGCTGGGCGCTGTTCTGGTGTTACATGGTTAAAGTGACGTAAACGGCGACTTGCCGTAATCAATCCCTCTACCCTTGTGCTTAACCTTTCAAACAACGCCTGATAGATTGCTTCACTATCCACCTGCTATACCTCGCTCAATTGCTGCATCAATATTTTTCGGCACAATCTTGGCCACGATATCCAGTGAATCACGCATGAACCGCAATTCCCTAAAACGTACATTCCTTGAATGGGCCTTAATATTGACCTGAACCGGCGAAATAGGCCGGCCAAACGCCTGCTTAATTGTCCTTAGGTGTGCTTTAACACCCAAAGCTCCATTTAGACCAAATTCATGTGCAGGTGCATAAGGTACCAAAGCACCACCAGCTCCTACAGTTCCCTCAATGGAATCCTTATCCTCATCCACCTTTGATGAAACGGATCCACGTAAGCGGCCTGACTGAACTTTAAGTCGTTGGCCACTTAACATGTCTTCCTGAACAATCCGCTGTAAGCGCAAAGTAAGAGCGTTAATCGTGCGTCTTATTTCAAACCTAACGCGATTATTCATCTCATCAAAATTGACCTGAGTATCAACACGATAATCGCTCATAGCTTATTTACTCTTTAGCAGAGGTAGCCGTTTTCTTTGGCTCAACAACTTCAACATAACGCTCAAAACCTAAGGGCTTTAAAATATGGATAATGTCATTATCAGATTCTAAAACGCCGTTTTTGATATCTAGGTTTTGCCCGGCAATAACGAGTTTGGTTGGCTTATAACCTTCTGGTGCCTGATATTTAAAAGGCATGGGATTCTCCTATACGACAAAAGCACCAACACCTAAACGGTTAGGGTTTGTGCCTTCATCATCAATTGGAATTGAATTTTTTAACGCAAGGTAACGCTGGCCATACATGCTGAGATCATAGAAAGCTTCTTTCGATGATCGTGAATAACTCACACTTTGGCCCGCAATTGTCATGCTTGAGGCTGTACCAAAAGCAGCACCATTGCCACTTACAGTACCAACTTTAAGAATATGTGCTGCATATAGACCTACAGCACGTTCCTTTAATGCCCCGAACTCAATTTGAGAAACAATCAGATCCTCTTCTTCTAAAGCATCCTGATTTTGCATCTAGGCAAAGACAATTAAACTCGAATCAGTCGAGAACTTTTCACGAAACGTTTGTACGTCCATAGACTCACCTTATTCTTTAGCCTGAGCTAACTTAGCTTGTAACTGCTCAAGTGTTTCATCATCACTAAACGTTACTTCAAGCGCTGTTAATTCAGCCTTCACGGTGGCCAAAGCGTCTTCATCAGTTGGCTTTTGCTGCTCACCTGCTGCGTCGTTTTGCTTGCTGCCTTTACCACCACGGCCACCAGTTTTACCCGCTGCTTTTGGCTCATCATCTGGGATTTCCTGAACTTCAAGTTCACCGATATCAATAAGATGTTTAGCAAACTTATTTTTAGCGAGCTTCTTGTGCGCTTCTTCATCCAGAAGAATTGGTGTGCCTGTAGGCAAAACAGCAATACCAGAAAAAACAAAAGCGGCCTGTAAGCCGCTATAGATATAAGAATATTTCATACTGTTTTAATCCTTACACGTGATCCAAGTAACGGAGAGAATCAACACGCTTCAACCATACGCCCTGATATTTGTAGTGACCAGGCACTTTAATATCTACACCAACTGGTTGAGCAGCTAAGAAAGTGACGTCATCACATTTCATTTGGATGCATGACGGATCACGGCGGTAAATAATAGAACGGTCAGCACCTGCGGTACCTTTACCATTTGAACGACCTAAACCACGAATGGTTAACGGCTTACCTTGTGATGCGAAGATGTTATTTTCTTCAATGAATTTTAAGAAAGTCTTTCCGCCAGAATCAGCAACTACACGGGTAGAAAGGTGTAAGTACTGATTTGATGCCATCAAATAAGTATCTGGCTGTACGGATACATCCCCATCAACAAGATCTTCAGCATCTGCCAAGCTTGCATTGAAGTCACTTAGTACTTCTTCAATGGTTGCGGTGGCCCAGTTATGTTGGGCTGTAACTATGGTTACACCCGTCTGATTTAAGAAGCCCTTAACTCCGGTAAGAGCATTGCCATACCAAGCAATGTTACTTAAGTGTTTTTCTGCAGCTAGGCGAGCGGCCTCTACTTTATCTGCTTCAAGTGCTAAATTTAATTTTTGGGCTGCTTGTAACTCAAATACTGAATACATATAACTGATCGTGCCGACCTTCACTGGCAATTGAACAGTATCATATTCAACTTCAGCCAAGGGAATATCATTACCAGTTCCTGAATGATCTTTACCCATACCCACACCCTTCTTACGGCTTAGGATTTCTCCTCCGCCATATACGGCATTGACAGGTTTAACAGGAATGTATTTAGCGTAATCCATCACTTGCTGAAGCTGAGGACCCATTTCATTAAATTCTTCCAATTTAACGAATAACTGAGCTAATGCATCAATATTAAATGCATCCCCAATATTTGCCTGAACCATTTGAGCTACTGGTGTTAGACGTAGCTTCATTGCTGCCAATTTACTCATATTTATTATGCCCCACGTAAGCGAACAGCTGCTAAACCCTGTTCATTTGAAATTGTTTCCCAAGATGCGTTCGGTAACTCTGTACCGTCTGTTGCTGTTGGGGATAAAGAACCTAACGGCGCTGCTGTGGTACCGTTAGCTGTTTTGACATAAACCTTTGCGTTGATATCGGTGACTGGTGCAGTGACCTTCACGTAAATCGAGCCTATCGTCATAACCGGTGCTACGTCAGTAGCTTTATAGGCTTCTTTGCCATCTGCCGTTTTACCTGATTTACCTACGCCGTGACGTACGATAATTCCAAACTTGGTATTAGTTGCACCAGTTACCGCTGAAACTGTTTTTCCGTCAGTACTTCGTACAACCACGTCACCATCGTTTACCAAACCGGTACCAGCTACAGGCAGGGATAAAATATCCTCTGGCCCAATGAGGTGAAACTTCATGCCGGGTGCAGCATCGTATTGCTTAACCATGATTTACATCCCCTTAGATTGTTTTGTATGCGTTTTCTTTGCTGTAGGTCTTTTCTTCCCCACCGCCTGCTGGGTTGCCATCACCAGCTTTAACACTTTGCTGCTGGTGAAGAGCATCACCTACAGGATTAGAAGGATGAGTACCCTTCACAGCACAGAGTGCACGGAAAGTTGTGTCGATCTGCTCAGGCTTTGCATCACCTACTGATACGTTACCCATCAAAGCAGTTACTAAAGCATCACCAGCTTTTGCAGCAATAACATCACGCTTGATTTGCTCACATGAGCAACCTTCGGTTTTAACTGTTGGCACCAATGCTTTAGCATCGGCAATCACAGCAGCACGCTCTGCAGCAGCTTGCTCAAGCTTTTCAGGAGTCATCTGGTTCTTTTCCAGATCACCTACTTTTTGCTCCAGTGCTGTTTTTTCGGCATGTAACTGATCTACAACCGCTTGAACTGCGTTCAATTCATCACCGATAGAAAATTGCTTATCACCAACTTTGAGCTTTGCCGCCTTTAAATTTTCAAGCTGCTCTTGCTGGATTTTTAATGCATCCGCTAAAGGCGTGTTGTCGCCAATGTTATAGCGCACACCATTTACAATAACTTCCATTGATATATTCCCCTTATGTGGAGTTTGTTGTTTGTCACCGATGCGGCAATCACCACCACAACGGCCATATTTAACGAGCGCTACGTGATTGCCTATAAAATTGATAAATTTCGCTTGATACGGCGTACCATCTGGCGCCGTACCCTGCTCAACGATTAATAAGGCTCCATAGCCAAGCGACATTTCTAGCCGCTCGTTGCTTTGGATCAGATCAATACTGATCTTGTCTTTAATGAGCAAATCACCAACCAGATAATCGCCTTCCTGCCGGACGTTCTCACAATAGCCAATGTGATAATCCTTCCAGTTAGAAGCGTTAATTTCATTCTTAGGCGGGTGATAGTCAGTAGCGTCTACACCATTGAAGCTTTGAATAGCCTCAGGCTTAAAAAGCTCCTCTGGCGGTGTGTAAACATTAATGACTTGATCAGCGGTATAACCTTCCAGAGATGGAAACTCATACGCATAGTACTGACGTACTTGAGGCGCTTTAGCTAAGCGAACATTGACGCATTTCAGATACCCCTCTTTGGTAAATGAGCGTGTCGATTCGCTTGGCGCAAAGTCACCAATTTTGAGTTGGTAAATGGTTTTCATAAATTGCGCTCAATAAAAAACCACCCTAAGGTGGCTTTACCAATTTTAAAAATTAAGTTCTTGAATAGGTAACCGAAAAATCTTTGCCTGCACCCAAGTCGACACCATCAATAAAAATTTTTGTTTTAATGGGTTTAATATTTGGAGGCTGAAAATCTATCTTTTTGATACTTTCCACCACCTCTTGAAACTTTTCCGCAGCTTTACCCGCTGCCTTAGCCAAGTTAGGGAAGCCATCACAGCAGGACATTAACCACGGCGGGGTGAAGTCACCGCCAATTACTAGCCCACCTTTAACTAATCCCTGTGCTTGCAAACGGCGATAAAACCGTTTTTTACTAAACTTTTTACGCTTCATGGCCATAAATCCTTATTAATGGTATTAGGCTTTTAAAGCCATAATGATCGAATCTAATTTCCAAAGCAGAATGGGGATTGAAATTAAAAGAACTGATAAGAAAACCTTTTTCAAAGTGAGTTCTCGGATCTGGTTAATTTGCTCTGGTGTCAATTTTTTAGAGCTTTCTACTCCATCTACTTTAACTAATGGGGGTGTGCAAACGATTGGTGGTGTTGGTCTTCTTGGCCCGTGGTCCTTCCCACACTTCCAGCATTTATCATTTGAATCAGTCAATTAAAATATCCTCATAGTTAGGTAATGCTGTACACCGACATCGGATAGGCTGTCCGGGATGTCCACCGTCTGGTGGTGAATCCCATCTAAATGTCTTGCCTTGCTTATGCTGGTGATCTGGTCGCACACGCTCATCTTTCGCTGTTTGCCATGTGTATGTCTCAACACCCATAGAAAGCTGTCTGGCTTGGTTAATTTGGCCGTTAATCTTACCCATCTGATCACTAGCAATAAGACGCGCTCGATAATCAGTAGATAACCCTAATTGCTTAATAGCTTTGGCCAACTCTTCATTGGTTTGTCCAGTCTGCAAAGCATTAGTAATTAGTACTTCAAGCTTATCGGCGTATTGCTGCGGAATAGACTTAATCAAACTGACATTGGCCGTAATGTTTAGATCTACTTCATCCTGAATATCAGCAGCTCGATAGAACGGCGTAAGATCCACACCAATAATTGTTTTGGTGTGCTCTGCAATTTGCTTGTCCACTTCCTTTTGGGTGTCAGTCACAACTTTTGTGGCCAACGGTCGGGAAATCTCAACAACATACTTTGTGAGCTTTTCCCTAAAGGCCGTCATCATGTCTGAGAACCAAGCATCACCGATATTCTGGCCTACTGTAGGAATAACTAATTCCTTTGTTTGTTCCTGACAGTATTTAGATATAGCTAGTAATTGCCGTGTGTAATAAAGCTCTACACGGCGATTTACGTGCACGGCCCTCGGCTTAGAAGCTTTACGACCTTTTTTACGTTTCTTCGCCTGCTGGAGGTGTGGTTTCAGGATCTGAATTATCGTTGTCATTAAGCTTCACCATTGTCTCAAGCTCTTTGATATGAGCTTCATCGATCACTGAATAAACACCGTCAATAACAAGCTGTTTTGCTATCTGTGGCTCGGTAATGATGCCCATTTCTAAATACTTGGAATCCCGTTCAGCGTTAGCTTTCTCAACCTCAGAACGTACCTTAGCGTCTAGTTGCCATAACGGGTTAAACACAACATCTAAACTTGGAATCTGACGACCAAATGTAGCTTGAACAATTACTCTTAAAAGCTTCATCATGAATGGCTTTAAGGACCATATTTGCTTAGTAGCAATACTGTCGTAATAGTTCCGTGTGTCGTGCTCACCAGTTGCGTTCATGCCTGCAGGTGATTGCCCGAATAAAATCGTATATGGCATATCGGCAGCACCAGCAGCTTGGATAGAGAATTCACGCATAAGATCTGGCAAACCGCCAAAGCTATATGACTTAGAGTCATATTCCTCTTCTGCATCAAGCACGATCATGCCATTTAAGCCTTTAAGCAATCCGACACTAAGAAAACGTTCAGCAACTGCTTGCATGTCAGCTTTAATCTTATCCACGAGACCGGGTGTTCTAATCACGTCAATTTTTGATTCATGCACAAGACTTGCTGAGGCTTTCTTAACGGCGGCATGATCAAGCAGATCTTCATAAACTTCCTGTAAAACACTTACCGGCTCTTCATTAACTACATCGGCATGGCCAAACTTATATAAGCGTGTATGGTGGATCCTTTGCGTAGATTTTCCATCAAGCTTTAGCTTATAAAATTCAGGCTGCTTTAAAAGTCCACCTGCCTCCTTAGGCGATAAGTATTTACTGGTATCAGCTTCAATGTACTTTTTCTTAAGCACCGTGAAAAACTCTAAACGCCCCACGCCTAACTTGTTTAAATCAAACGGTTGATCTAGGTCACCGCCGTCTACAGTCCCTAGAAGCACATAGCAAACGCCATATAAGCGAGAAAGTACCAAACTAGATAAGAGCACCCCATCTAAGTTAAAAGCCTTACACGCCTCTTTAAGCTTCAATAAATCGTTATCTTGAATCCCTTCAAAAAACCATCCAGCTCGGAGCATGTCACTTGCTGGTCGGTTGACGATGCGCTTAGCTAACCAGTGTTGATACACAGCTTCTAATTGCTCATCAGGAATTACTTTCTTAACGAAAGAACCGTGTGAAGCTTTGTCACGTTCGGTACCAATATTTGAGACAAAGTTTGTATACGCCCCTGCATCGCCAATTGCATCGGGCTTTTTAGTTTCAGCCATAATTTCCTCTAATCAAATACAGTTGGCTTTTTGGCTAATGAATCATTAATTGCATCAATGGTCGGGTCCCACTGGTCGTCATGATCATGTGACCAATCAGCAGTAAGGCCTTCAATCTCTTCAATGTAATTCAATAGCCACGGTGCATTAGCTGGCAACCAAACACGGCGTTCTTCAACATAAAGAATGACGTCCATTGTCCTTGATAGCTTGTCAGTACTTCGCTGAATCGCACGTATTGGTAAAGTGGTCTGCTTAGATATGGACTGAATTAAACCGGTACCACTCGCCTTATCCTCTACGGCCATATAACGAAGCTTGCCAATCTTTGTGTTACTGTCCTTGTGTTTATTGATAAAAGCTTTTGCTTCTTTCAATAGCTCTGGTGCTTCCCATTTGCCACGCTTCACGTCAATGATGTAAAGGTTATTGTCATAGCCAAGACCAGCACATAAGAACACTGAAAAGTCGTTATGTTCTTTTGTCTTTTGCGCCGTATCTGCCCAAATCGCACGCCATTTAAGAACAGGTAATTCAACATAACGGCCAAACCATTCAGCCTTAACAAGATCACCACCCAGCTTTTTAGGGTTTTGCATGTATTGGCTTGCAAATGTATAGCGTGACACTGTGGCGCCGTCTTTATCTTCCCCGCCTTTCTCCAGCTGAAGCAAAGAAAGTAAAGATTCTTTTAACGGCCAGTAGCTTTGACGGCCTTTCTCATCACGTTCAACATCACGTGGAATTTTGCGCTGTATGTGCTCTGGTAGCTTACTGATGTACTCATCATCAATAAGTGCGGGAATACTGATTTGTTCCCACTCACCAGGTACATTGCCAGTCAACACAAAGTTAGTCGGATCTTCAACGTGCAAACGCTGCATGATCAGAATAATTGGCGTATCAGATTTAGCTTTACGAGAGTTGACCGTGTTTAAGATCTTACGGTTAGCTTTCCGTCTAGCTGTTTGGCTAAATGCATCCTCAGGCTTTAATGGGTCATCGAGAATAATCGCACCGGTAAAGCCCTCATTGGCTAATGTACCAGCACGGCGACCGGTGACCTGCCCGCCCATTGAAGCAGAATAAACATGACCAGCATCATAGCCATCAACGGTGGTTTTCCAGCTCGACTTAGCATCCGTACTGGTAGAAATCTTTACAGGCCATAAGTTCTGAAAGTCTTCCGACTTAACAATATTTCTAGCTGTAGCTGATACATGGCAGAGTAAAACTTGAAGTGCGACATAAACCACCTAATTAATTTAAAGGGTTTATGGAGTATATAAAATTGTCATACCATCATCTTAACTTTGAAGATCGTACTGCATTAATGCTTGAGTCAAGAAAAGAAGGCTTTTCAGCCAGAAAATTTGCTGAACTTATTAAAAGACATCCTAGTACGATCTATCGTGAGCTTAAAAGAAATAGCATCAATGACGTTTATCAAGCTCAATATGCTTCTGATAACACTTTTGCTAGACGTAGACGTGGTCACAGAAAACTCAAAATCGATTCAATCCTCTGGAAATTTATTGTTGAAGCGATCCGTTGTTTATGGTCTCCTCAGCAAATAGCAAAGCGTTTAAAGACATTTCCTGATTTGGATCAAACAATGAATGTAAGCCATACAACGATTTATTCAACGATACGAGCATTACCCAAGGGTGAGTTGAAAAAAGACTTATTATCCTGTCTACGTCATGAAAATAAAAAGCGAAAAGCTAACGGTGAACCTAAAAAAGATTCTATATTACAGGATATTAAAACTATTCATGAGCGCCCAGCCGAAGTTCAAGAAAGAAAAATACCGGGTCATTGGGAAGCTGATTTAATTAAAGGTAAAGACAATAAAAGTTCGATAGCAACACTTATTGAACGAAATACACGGCTCTGTATCTTGGCAACATTACCTGATGCAAAGGCAGAATCAGTGCGCAAGGCTTTAACTGAAGCTCTGAAATATTTACCTGCAGAACTGCGTAAAACGTTGACCTATGACCGTGGACGTGAGATGTCAGAACATAAAATACTCGAAGAAGATTTAGGCATAGATGTATATTTCTGTGACCCACATTCACCCTGGCAAAAAGGCACATGCGAAAATATGAATGGTTTAATTAGGCAATATTTACCTAAAGGGATTGATTTAAATCAGGCAGATCAGCATTATTTAAATCAAGTTGCCATGTCACTGAATACTCGTCCTAGAAAGGCGTTAGATTGGCTTACACCATTAGAGAAATTTGCTCAGCTTGTTGATTATCATATGGCTTTTGAAACTGTCGCACCTCATGTTTGAATTCGCCCATCCTCTACAAGTGATTGCGAGAAAGACAAATACAAAAAGCGCGAACGAGGATTACGAGCTATACCACGGGCAATAAGATTTGTGAGTAGTTCAGTCTTACCGCTTCCGGGTGGAACGTTAATAACTAGGTTTTTAACCTTGCCAGCTATAACCTCATCAATCTTGTCGGCAATATATTCATGATGCCAATTGACCGAAAACTTAAAACCCATGCGAGGCAAGAAAAATGCTCGTGTGAAAAATAAATGTTCTTTCTCACATTTGATCCGCTTAGCTTTGGTTTTAACAGGATCAATATTCGTTCTCGAGTTCATCTATCGCCTGCCTTACCTGCTCATCGGTAGCAGTCACATAGGTAATGTTTTCGCTTTGTAATGGACCGCCGCCAGCGCCTGTAATTTCAGTCTTATTCGTGTACTTGCCGCCTATGTCCTCAGCAGCTTGCTTAAGAATGCTTAAAGCTGCTACACGGTTTCTACTGTGCTTTTGATATTGGCTTTCATATCGCTGTAAACGCACCGCTAAGTTTGCAATTGGGATTGCCTCAGGCTTACCCAAAAACATTTCGCGAGTCTTTTCAAAATCTTTTCTTAATTCTTCACTCAGGTTCTCGCCTGCCCGTTTTGTCGGATCGTATTTCTCACACTGCTGTTTAGTAACTTTTATCCCGTATTCTTGGTTGACGAGCTCAGCAGTTTCTGTGGGTGTATTAAATACGGCAAGTGAGCGAACTATAAAGAGTTTTACCTCTTTTTTTAGAGCCGCCATATCCTCAATCCTGTCAACCTACGTCAACCTAAATAGCCAAAAAAAAGAGCCTCAAGGCTCAGGTAATTACGCAGTTTCCACAACATTTCGAAATATCTAAACCAGAAACAAACGGCGGGTTTTTAGCGACTTCAATAAGCCGCTTAACGTTTTCATTTGCACCCCAGCGTTTAACAACACCGATAAACTCTTCAACGTCATGACCTGCAAGATAGTGCTTAGGAAGACCAGAACTATCGCTATAAACAATTTCTCCGTCCTCGTCTCTCATCACTCCAATGTGGTAAAGCTCATGTTCAAGCAAATAACAGAACTCTGTATCGTTTGCACGCTCACAGAAAGAAGCGTCGACAGTTATTAAATATGTAGGTACAAAACCAAACCAGTCTCGCATCTGTTGCTCTTGTCGAGCTTTACGCCAGCCACCAACATTGAACATGACTTTTTCGCACTGGCCTAACACCATAGCTTGCTTGCTTTTATATGCAGAAGAAGCCCAAGCAAATGCTAAGAACTCTTCATTATCATGAAGCAACTCAGCAATATGGTTATGATCAGGGTTATGAAGTGGTCCACCTATAGTTAAGTAGTTAGCCACAACCCATTTCTTTAGGTCTGGTGCCGGTATTAAACGAATTGCTTCCTCTTCTTCGGCCTGGTCAATAAAATCAGTTGGTGGGAATGGTCTGATCTGATCCATTAAATATTTGCCTCTTTAAGTTTTTAAGCCACTGACTAGCGAAATGAGCTTGGATCTGTAATGGACCAGATTCATTAATCTTAAATCTTGGTGCTGCCTCTATGCGAATTACTGTGTAACCCATCTCTTCAGCCACATCGTAACGATCAAGACTCCAAGCTTTGTTTTTTAGCTTACCCTTTCGACCACCCGACCAAGGGCCACCAGCAATTTCAACTAATATGTGATGTTCAATTAAATGAAAATCAAAACGCCAATGCTTAGTAGACTTAAACTGGAATTTCTTTTCGTACTTAATTTCCAGATTGTCTAAAGCTTCAGTAAATTCTTCTTCAGCTTTTAAGTATTTTTCTGTAGCTTTCGGCAACGGCATGCTCTTTGGTTTAGGTTTCCTTTCTTTTTTTCTGGTGAGAATAAAATACTTTTTAGGATCCATTGCACCACCAATATTTATAAGAAGCCCTCAGGCTTATTGTTGAGCCGTGCGATTAATTTATTTTGCTTTGCTATGGCCAAAAAAAATCGCTCATCTAAGTGAGCGATCTCTTCTTCTGTTAGGCCTTTGGTTGTGCAACTGCCTGTGTGATTTAGCTCTATTTGGAGCTGTCTAATCTCATGCGTAATTTTTTGAAATTCAGTCATACATACTCCAAAAAGAAAAAGCCCCGCCAATAACTAGTATTTGGCAGGGCTTCATGCGCCGTAATACGCTCGGCAAATTAAAAATTTAAATCTGAAGAAAAATTTATACTTCTTATTAAATGGATAAATTGATTGTATTCATCTTCACTATCGAACGGAAACTCTACTTCAGAACCATCCGAGAAATTAACTAATACGGAGCTAAGGTCTATACTTGATTCTATTTTGACAATTTGATCAAGATTATAATGACATGTACCAACTTGATAGAATTTAGGCAGATTACCCATTTCTTATTCCTGTTTAATTTTATTTAGAAAATTATAAGGCCTAAGCATAAAATTTCATAATTCATTCAATACAAAAAAGCTCACCATTTGGCGAGCTTTTAAAATCTTTCTGGCGATTACTTTACATTTCGCCCATTTTAGAAATCTTTATACTCAAGTGTATACCCAACTGTCAAGCACAAGTTTCTTGATTATCAGGAAGTTCAAAACGAAATGAGCGAGAAATACCCGATCTAATTTCATTTTCCCATTCTGCAACAATAGATTCTCCTAATAACTCAAACTTTTGATAGCTTTTTATGTAAGCAGTCTTAGTGGCAACAATTCCTGCAATTTTCATTTTTTCATTTAATGTATATGGACGCTTGCCAGTTCCATTACATTTTTCGCAAAACTTTGCACCCTCAGGAAAACCCTTTGAATTAAATGTTTCGAGTTTTCCTAATCCTTGGCATGCTCCACACATAGCTTTAACGAAAACATGTCCGCGTAAAATAATCTCAGCCATACCTTTTGCCAGATTAGTAAGATCACCTTGGGCATTGGTAGGGGTAAATTTTTTCTTTACCATTTCTTCATGAATCTTTACCGCTAATTTATTTCGCGCTCGGAAAAAATTACCAGATTTAATCTCGCCGCGAACGAATTCAACCTTGCCCGGAATATCTTCAATACGGCGTTCAGTTTGAAAATTAAAATCATATTTACTGTAAAAAGTTTCAGTTTGTTTTTGTGCCGGGGTAATTATTGCAATACGTTCAAAATCAACCTTCTCAACCAGTACTGTGGCCCAAAGCTTTGCAGCTGGTGATAAAAGTGCTAATTCACCTAAAACAACATCTTTAGAAATTTTCTTACCTTCTGCTTTGCCTTGAGCAATAGCAAGGCGAAGTAACTCAATAAAATCAAACTTTTCAACTAACATAATCGCCTTCCTATTTACCCTTAATTAATAATTCAATTTGCTTTAATGCCATACCGGACTTAACTTGCTCTGTGCTGAACCGTAAAACTGTAAAACCCATCATTGCTGCGGAGTTGTATTTCTCCATATCCCCTAAATAGCCCTTGCCTCTTGTGTGACGGCCTCCGCTCCAGATCCCGCCTTCTACCTCAATCAAAATCTTTGTACCCGTTATTAAAAAATCTGCTCTCCATTTACGATCAGAATGGAACTTATATTCCTGTTCAAAACCGATCTTGCATGCTCTTAAATGCGTTGCCAGAACCATTTCACCCACACTTGGTTGTCTGGCAACTTGCTTTGCTGAACGCCGCTTTTTATTTTTCTTTATCGGAAATAACTTACGGTATTCAGCAATGCTGACTGATGACATCAAGCACCACCTTTAAGCAAATGTTCCAACTGATTAGCAAAATGGCTATACATCTGAGACTTTTCAAAATCTCTAATACGACTTAATTCGTGTGCCTCAACTCTGTAACTTTGAGCCATTTCACTTATTGTTTTTTTAACTCCTCCACTTTCGCTTGCTTTGACTGCTGACCAGCTTCATAGGCAATTCGGCAGCAATTAGCATGAATCAAAGCTAAATTGCCTTGCTTTCCCATCCATTCGTTAAATGTCATTGGCTTATCCATGCTTCACCTCATACGATTCAAAGAAAAACTTTACCGGCTCAGACTTAATTTCAATCAGTCCAAATCGAAGTAAATGACGAGCATGTGTGCTATCGCGTAGTAACTGCACATCACGGTAATGTGCAAGCATTTTTCGCCACCCTTCCAGCGGCATAGACGATTTGTTTGTATTGCAAGGAACACATGCAGGGTTCATGTTTTCTAAAGTGTCGTTTTGCGGTCTAGTCATTTCACCCGTAATTAACTTACCGCCACCAACATGAATTAAATCTCGCTTCACTGCTTCGATATGGTCTGCATGCCACTTATCGCCAAGCAAATCACCACAGTAAGCGCAATGTCCACCAAACTTTTGTTTTAGCTCAGCACGTTGCTGTTTAGTTAACTTCATCGGCTATGCTCCACTTTCATACCGTCAAACTCTTGATCAATTACGGCCATACCGCGCACTACAGCTGCTTGTGAAGGAAGCTTCTTAAAATCAATAGTGTTTACTTCATGGCAGTGTTTGCACATAAACTTATTTTTCTTTTCAAGCTTTGCCTGTATTTCACGGACCTCTGCCAGCATTCTGTTATTACGTTGGGTGACTTGATTCAATTGGTCTAAATATTTGGCAATCCATAAAACTGGATTAAGTTTTGTTTTGCAGTCCATACAAAGGATCTCATTATCTTCCTTTGATATTTGAATACGCCCGTGATCACACTCCACAATCTCATTTCTACGTGTGAACTTGATAACTTGATTTTGTTCATCAACATGAATCACATGCTTATCTTGGAAATGGCTCATATATTCACCCGATCAATTAGCTGAAGAATATTTCGAGGAATCGGCATACCTTCACGGCGACACATCTCAACGTATTCGTGCGGATTATCGAAAGGATCTGGACCTAATTCTTTTGCAAGTTCAGGCTCTTTTTCCTTAGCCTTAAGCTTTTGTAATGGTGCAGGTTTACGACCATTGATTTTTAAACGTTCCATCAATGATTGGAGATGCTTTTGCGCTTCGTCATTGCTTACTGGGGTGTGTTCAGGTTCTTTATGCTCTAGTTGTAGCGGTGGAGTGTAAAACTCTTGCTGACGGCCTTTTAACTGAGCTTTAGCCACCATCACGTTGTATGTCCCGAAGAAATTATCTTGAGCTGCTCGCATTTGGCCGGCTTCGATCAAATACATAACCTCGTCTAAGGCGTACTTAGTGATTTGGGTAATAACCACGGAACGGTCAGTTGTAAACTTACATGCGCGAGACCAAGCTTCTTCTGGAGGCATCCAACTTTCACCGATACACCAGGTGCGAAACTCGGCAAATGACGGCATAAAGCGTCCACCTGCTGTAAGTAATCGAGCAAGTGCGTTGTTAAATTGGTTTTGTTGAACGCCAACCAGTGTTTTAAGTGCGATTTGCTCAACCACTGACAGAGGAATTGCACTTTCGCCTGTTGCTGGAAATTGCTTATTGAACTGAGCAGCGTAAACAGTGCGAAGAGAAGCGATTAATTGACGCACTTCGTTCAAGGTAATCTCATGCATGACCTACCTCCTCAATCATTGGAAACTTTTTTGCTGGGGTTACATCCACGATTTGAGATTCGCTCTGTTCTTCAAAAAGATTAGCGAAGTAACCCGACTCTTGTGGTTTTTGACCAGCTGAATTGATTTGCTCTTGTTTCTTGCGGTTAGCAGCGACTTGTTTCTCGTTGTTTTGAACCCAAGAGAACCACTTAACCAACCAGATGCTTGGTGTATTCAACGAACTTGATTCGTTTGCAAAGTACCAGTCACCGAAATTTTGAATCATGGTTCTCAAGTCGATTTCAGGTACAGAAACAAATCTTTGTTGAGCAAGTGAGATGAAATCGTATTGAAACTCGCTGTATTCAGAAATGAATTCACGCATTGAATAACGCTTGTGATCATCGATCTGATACTGAGCAAATTGAATTGGAGTTAATTGCGAATTTTCTCCACGCGTATTACCACTACTATCAATAATTGGTTCTTGGTTAATGGTTAATGGTTTATGGTTATTGGTTGGTTGCACGCCCGTTTGTTCTTCGTTTAACGGATTTTCAACGACCGTTGAATTTTCGTTAGACGATTGATCATCTTTTGATGAACCACTGTTGGACGAACCTTTCTTTTTCGCTGCACGTTTTGCAGCAGACGCTTTACCAGCCTCACTCGCTTGTTTCTTTTTCCCGTGGTATTCAGCAATTTCTCGTTCACAACGATTATTGCGATAAACACCTTCTTCAAGAATGAAAAACTCATCAAGTACATATTTGAGAGCTTCTTTTTGCTCTTCGGTAGTACATTGCAAACGACGTGCTAAACGATCAATGCTTGTTGCATCAATCGCCTTCTCCGTGTCGTAATACATGTCTAATAAGTCACGGTAAATCGCACGCTCAATTAAACTGAGGTGGCGAGTCGCATTGTTAAAGTCACCAATATGGTGTTGGTAATAATTCATGCGGCCCCCTTAATTTGTTGCGTAATAAATGGATTATTTGCTCTGGCGATAGCAGCCATTGGATATGGAGAAACGGAGTTACCAACCATAAAGACTTGATCTTTTTTAGATAGAGGCTTTCCATCGCTCCCGTATTCAATTACGTATGAATCTGGAAACCCCTGCGCTCTAAAAAGTTCACGTGGTTTAAGCATGCGTATACAGATATCAACAATTGCCCAAGGTTCACCTTTGATCCAAACAGTAACTAGGGCTAAACGATCTTTAGTAGTGATCGTATCCATTGGCTCAGTGATACTTCTTGCGTCTCCATTGCCGTAGTAGTTAATTAAAAATGCAGCAACACGAAGAGCGCCCTTATAGTTATCTTTGCTCAACTTGGCAGTAACTAATCCATGATGCCCACCTTTCACTTGTGCACATATGGTTGATAGAGGCTCATCAATTGACCAATTCCGCTGTTGAGAAGCGTTTGCAAACTCTGTAATAAACGGAACAAGGATTGGACTTATTAAAGAACTATGTCCGCCATAACCTGCTGTAGTTGTTGCTAATGGTTCACGTATGTCATGACCAAAACTTGTACGGAAATCACGGCCAATAAAAGGTGTGGCAGAATTAACAAAAAATGGCTCTTTAGTTTCAATGACATATTTTTGAATACCTTTAGCTATGCGTTTTAGAGTTGCATCAGCTAGAGGACCTTGCGGCCTATCAAAAATAGAATTTCCTAAATCTGAAAAATCAACACATTCAACTGTTGAGCGCCATTTTTTTAAATTGCCCTTAGGTTTCTTTGAGAAGTATTTTTCTGGCCATACTATTGGTTGCCCATCACAGCGTGCAATGAGAAATAATCGCTCACGTTTTGTTGGCGCCCCAAAGTCAGCAGCAATAATATTTTTTTGCCACTCAACTTCATAACCAAGTTGTTCAAGACTACGGACAAAGTGTTTCCAAGTCCTCCCTTTCTTTTTTGGGTTTGGTACTAAGAATTGATTGTGACGAGGAACTCGCTCACCAGGCTCTGCAATTCGATTTACCTTTTTTCCATTAAGATCAATTTTATCGAGAGTAATGACTCTGCCTGTTGCTTTGTCTCGTTTTGCAATTAAAGGCCCCCATCCTAAGATCTGCTTAACATTTTCTAAGCTGATCACATCAGGTTTAACTTTGCCTGCAAACTTAAGAACCACCCAAGAAAGGTCACGTATTTCTTTTTTACGTGGTTGGCCACCTGCAGCTTGAGAATGGTGTGTACAGTCAGGGCTTGCATGAAACCAACCCACTTGATAGCCATCACATATTTCAATAGGATCTACTGCGAATACATCTTGAACATAATGCTTTGCATGGGGATGATTAGCCTCATGCATAGAAATTGCTTTAGGATTATGATTTACAGCAACATAAACAGGCCTGTTTAAACCCATTTCTAAACCGGTGCTTGCACCACCACCGCCTGCAAAGAAATCTACGATGATTTTTTCAGAAAAATTTAAGTCGAATTGAGTTCTAAAAGAACGAGCAGCATCAACAAATGTATTCATGCTTCACCGCCTTCTTTAATCTGAATGTATGTGCTACCTAAGTATCGAATACGCCCAGCACGACCAAGGCTTCTAATAATTTCCTCAGCATGGTTGTACGTAATACGATGCTGACGCACTAAAACCTCTTTAAATTCATCTCGCTTTACAGCTGCATTTTTAGTATCAGCTTTAATTCGCTCTAGGTTCTCTTCACACTTTTTGATTAATGCTTTAAGTGTGTGGAGAGACGGCTCAAACCAGCTCTGGATTATTTGCTGTTGATTTGATAGATTAGTTTGCATATTCGATTCCTCTAGCAAGTAATTGAATTAACTAGCCTGATGGACCAGATCAGGCTTTTTCTTTCTTTACCTTAGAAATATAAGTTGCAGCTTCCGACTTAAGCGCCTCTCGAAGTTGGCGAATGTGGTTTTCCATTTCTTCTAAGATTTCTTCTGTATCTGCTAATTCCGCAGGCGTAACAACTCCATCCTCTAAAACTTTGTGGACCTGTTGATTGGTTTGGCCATTGTTAATATTTATATGTAGCAAGGTTTCAACAATGCTGACTTCATGGCCTTTCTCATCCACTTGATTAGCTGGCACTAGAACATAACCAAGCATGTGTGCCCATGCCTTAACTAAAGCTGGGTTGCGTGTAAACTGAATCATTGCCTCAAGCTTCTTAATACTTGGTAAATGGCTTTCCATATTTGGGTTTGCGTAATTAAGTACGCTCTTGTAAGAGTCACCAAGTACGTTTGCAATTTCTTGCGGCGTAACTCCTTGTGACTGGTGAATCATCTTGTAAATTGCTGTTTTAGCCTCTGGGCTTAAGTTGATTTCACTCATATGTGAATCCCTCTTTAAATTTCACGTATACGCACGTTTGCTAATTTGTGAGAATTAGCTCACGGATTGGTTTTGCTTCTTAAGGTTCTTGCGAACATATTCCCAGTTAATATCTGGTCGTAATTGTTCTGCCTTAACTTGACCCTGAGTAATTTCCTCAATTTTCAAACAGCGATCTTCTGGAATTTTCTCAGGATTCCATTTGCTAGCAGCCCAAGGTGTAACCCCTATTTTTCGAGCTAAAGCTGAGATGCTCCCTGCAAAAGTCACAGCGTTATTAAATGCTTCATGTGGAGTAGTCATAAATGACACCAAAAAACCTACTTAAAGTAGAAAGAAATATACTACCAAAAATAGAATTGGTGCAACTAAAAATTGATAGTAAAATTCTACCCACAGTAGAAGAGAAGCCTATTTTGATGGATGATGCTAAATACAAAGACTTTGCGGACCGACTCAACGCATTGATGAAGGCAAAAGACTCTCCAATTAAAACTATCAATGAGTTAAAAAATGCTATTGGTGTTTCTTATGAGATGGCTCGTAGATATACACTCGGTTCTGCTAAACCAAGAATTGAAAAGCTACAAACATTGGCTGATATTTTTGGAGTGGAAATTAGTTACTTAGACCATGGCACTAAGTTAGACAATAATATTGATTTATCAGATAAAGTTGGTTTCGAAGGACGCAGGGTTCCAGTAATCTCTTGGGTTGCGGCTGGTTCATTTACACCGATTGAGACAGTTTTGAAAGATACGGAAATTGAAGAATATTTACCGCCAAATAAAAGATGCGGGAAAAATGGATATGCTTTAAAAGTAGTAGGATATTCTATGGCTCCAACCTTTCTACCGGGTGATAGAATATATGTGAATCCAGACATTCAAACATTTGATCTTAAAACAGATGATCTTGTAATTGTAGCTTGCGCTGGCGATTCAGAGGCGACTTTTAAAAAGCTTATCATTGAGGGCGAAGGAACAAGTAAATTCTTGGAACCATTGAACCCAGACTGGCCTGATAAAATTATTAAACTTTCCGAAGATTGCCGCCTTGTTGGAAAAGTGGTTGGCTTGTACCGAGATATTTATTGAATTTCAGCTTATTTTCTTTGAAACCAATTATTAATTTTTTACTTTAAACCCACTTTTTGTGGGTTTTTTATTATTTAAAACTAATAATATACAACTTTAAGTAGGAAATAATCCCTACTATGTATTGACTTAATTTCTACTTAAAGTAGTATTTGTCTCGTAGACAACAAAAAAGCACACCGAACCTCCTACCTCTCGATGTGCTTTTGCAAACTGCGAGATCAATTATGAACGTAAAAGTAAACTCATTCAACTCATTTGCATTTGTCAGCATGGCTGCACTTGCAATCTCTGGTGGTTCTTTAGTTGCTTGCCAATTGCAGCCAGCTTTCCAAACAAAAGAAGCTCCTTCTCTATTTACTCCAAAAACGCAACCAAGTACTTACGGGGTTTTAACCGCAAAAATCACAGGTAAACATTCTGGCGTTGCTGTAATTAAATTAGATAGCTTCCGTTTAAACGTTAGCTTTGATTTTGAAGCTCATCCAGACAGCTACGGCGTTCCGGGTTCTGAATTCACCGCTGTCGATATTACCCAACTCACTGTGAATGAAATCACTGACATTAACGGTAAGTCATATAACGATTTCACCGAATTTGAAGACATCCGAAACATCAATGGCCTTCTAAAAGGCTTCATCGAACGTAACAAGTTGGTGGAGGCTGAACATGTCTAATTTCAAAAAGCACCCTGACGGCTACAAGTCTTATTTGGGCCGTGATGATAAAGGTCTTTATTCCGTACGTATTAAGTGGGCTATCTATGCTGCAAACGCTAACGGCTCAGTACTTTACGAAATTAAAGATGGCGTTAAAAAGCCACTTAATGTTGAGCAATTTAAAGCTAAGGAACCAAAGATTTTCGCTTCTCTTATGCAAGTAATCGACTTCCAACGCAGAAAGCAGCTCGCTATAAAACTGCGTGAAACAAACATTCCTACTTATGACCGCAAAGCTTATAAAACTAAGCGCGGCTTCACTGGCTCAAGATAAGGATAATAAAATGGCTCTACCGATTATTACTGCTGACCAAACTTTATTGGTTCAAGCAATTATTGTGTACCTATACGCTGATCCGGGTTTAGGTAAATCATCGATGGGCTTTACTGCGGAAAAAGCAATTTCTTTTGACTTTGACCGTGGTGCTCACCGTACTGGTGAATTACGTCGTGGTGCAGTTGTACAGGTTCAACAATGGAGTGATGTTGCAAACCTTACTCCGCAGGACTTAGCACCATATAAAACCGTAGTCATTGATACCGTGGGTGCAATGCTTGAATGCATTAAAACCCACCTGTTACTTACGGCAAATAACCGTCAAAAAGATGGTTCTTTAAAGTTAAAGGCTCAAGGTTTAGCGAACCAAACGTTCAAGCAATACATCAATACTTTGATCAGTTTAGGTAAAGATGTTGTTTTCATTGCACACGCATCAGAAGATCAAAACGGTGATCAAATTATTTACCGACCAGATCTAGGTGGTAAAAACCGTAACGAGCTTTACCGTATCGCAGATGTCATGGGTTATCTAACAACTGTTACTACAGGTGAAGGTAAAAATGCCCGCGTTATTAATTTCAAACCTTCGCCTACACATCATGCGAAAAACTCAGGTGCTTTAGGCGGTGAAACCGGTGAAGTATGGGTACCTGATCTTAAAGCACACCCTACTTTCTTGGCTGACCTGATTACTCAAGCTAAAGATCACATTAACACCTTAACGCCTGCACAACTTGCAGCAGCTAAAGCCCAAGAAGAGCTAGAAAACTGGAAACAAAGCTGTGAAGAAGCTGAGCATGCAGGTGACCTTAATCAATTAACTGAGTCGCTTGATAAAGAACACATGTATTACCAGAACATGCGACAAGCAATGTTAATGAGAGCTAAAGCATTGAATTGCACGTTTGATAAGCAACGTGGCACTTGGATTAGTCCCCCTGAATTTAACGGCATCTCAGATCAACAAAGAGATGAACTTCAAAACTTCATAGCTGAACGCGGCCTAGACGTGAAAACAGTTTGTGAACACTTCGGCATAGATACCCTTATTCAAATTGAAGCAGCAAATCTGCCAGCAGTTAAACAAGACATTGAAACATTAGCTAAAACGGGGATGACAGCATGAATAATCTAATCACTGCAGCTGAAGCATTTGCAGCTCTTCAAAAAGGTAAAACTGTTCTTTGTCGTCCTATTGGAGACATGTTGGACTTTTCTGACTTAGATCAATTCCCCGCTTCTGTTTTTGGTAAACCGGGTTTTGAATTCTGCATCAAAATCGAAACTATTGAGCTGGCTGGCATTACATTCACAAAGCCATTAACTATTGATGAGTATGAAGAGGGTCAGGAAGTTTATGTAATCAGTACATATTCACCTACGGTTTATGTTTTAGATTTCAAAACTAACGCATTAATTGATTCTATTAACAGTGGCTTCGTTCAACGTGATGCAGAAAACGCCAAGCTTCAATTAAAAGCACTGTCCAAAGCGTTAGGTTTTGAAGTTAATGATGACTTAAGTGTTATTCGTCTTGGTGAGGAACCTAAAAAACAGAGAGGCAAAAAATCAAAAGCTGAAAAGCCTAGTGAAGTTATTTCTGCAGAAACTCAACCAACAATTGTTATTACCGAACAAACAAATGTCATCACATCTGAAGATCTGTTAGTTCCAGAAACTAACGAGCCTAAAGTAGATCCTGAATATCAGAAGGCATTAGATGCTCTTCTACAGCGTGTAAAAGAGTCAAAAACACCTGCAGAAGTAAATGCGGTTTATCGATATACCCGTACGTGGAATGACAAACAAATGGAACCTCTCCTCGTTGCCACTCACAAACGACTTGAAGAGCTAGAAAAAGAAAAGGCATCTGCTAATGAGCCACCCTCTTTAATGGTTCAAATCCAAACTGCACCAGACCTTACAACGCTAGATGCTTTGGAAATAGACGTGGCTACACGAGATCCGCAGATTCAACCGAAGCTAATGGGGTATGTGAGAAAACGCCGCTATGAATTAGAAAATCCAGCAGTTTCTCAACCAGAAGCAGAGCCAGCCTATCTTTTAGAGGATGGCCTCTAATATGAAAGATCAGTACAAGAAAGTGAGCCCAAAACACATGCTTGGTTTTATGTACTACTTGCAATTGCTGGGCTACGTAATAGTCCGGCAAGGCATGGATCAAGCAATGTTCCTAACAAAACATTATGCGGTACCAGTCGCTTGGCGCCGCATAACGATCGACTACAACAACCGTTTAAATAAACCAGCACAACAACTTTATAAAGAGTTTGTTGAGTGGACTAAAGAAGAATATGCAGAGATGGTGGCTTAAATGACAGGTAATGAACGTATCCCTTTTGAATCACAATTCAAAACTACAGAAATTTTTAAACGTGAAAGTGCTATTCGTAAAAATGACATCCTAGCATTCAGTGAAACAATGAATGGCTATTTCAATATTGTAACTAATGATGCTTGGCAGTTATGGAATAAAGCCAAAGCCGAGACGGTGCCAGAGAAAAAGATTTACTTAACCTGTGAGCAATTATATGCAGCAGCAAACTTTGGTGCACCAAACAAAGATCCAGAACTTTTAGAAACTGAATTAACAATTGCTTGGTTTGATGAAGCTCATAGCGGCAGTGGTTACTACGTTTATATAAGTGAGTATCCAGAAGAAGGTGCAATGAAGCTGGAAAGCGAATCAGGAGCTGAGGGATGAGTGACTATATGCACATGACACTTGAGCAGCTTCAGCAAGAACATGCAGAGTTACTTCTGTTTAATGAAGAATTGGATCGTCGTTGTAAAGCTCACAAAGCAGATGCACAAAAATATCAAACTAAGTGCTGGCACATCACAACACTTTTGATGAATCCAGTTGATCAAGACATGACTTTGAAAGCAATCCAAACAGTGATTGAAAGGGTTGGTGAAGAATGAGTAGTCTCGATTTTGAGCAACTTTATCTAATGGCTCTCATGAATAGTAAAAAGCCAAAGTACGTTTTGAATTGGGTTCATGTATCCAGACATGGGCCAGGTGCGACAAAAGCTACAGAAATTTGTGAATATTTTGGGATAGATCCAGAAGGTACAGATTTTGTTAAAGCGGAAAGTAAGGAGGGGTAAATGGGACAAATAGTTAAAATAGAGGCTAGCATTCTAGAAAAGATTGTTGCTGTAGCTGAACGTATTGCTCAGTCAAAAGAAGAACGCCGAGTTGGTCGTGAAGAATTTGCACACATGCTCAATATCGAACCTGAAACTCTAGACGCTCGGATTCGTGAAGGCAGATACCAAAGGCCATACAAGGATGGGCGAAAAAGTTTTTGGTTATTGTCCTACGTGCAATCTGTCGTTACAGACACAAAAGAATCTGGTAAAGTAGCCACCTATTGA